AGTTCATCCAGCTGCAGATCAAGGCCAAGTCGGGTCTCCCGGTGCGATCGGGCATCGCACGGCTCGCCGCGTGGAACTGGATGTTCAAGGCTTTCACCCAGCGCGACTGGGCGATTTTCGTTCAGACCTTCGGACAGCCGGTGCGCGTCGGCCGCTATCACAGCGGCGCGACCGAGGACGACAAGCGCACGCTGTTCCGCGCGGTCGCGAACATCGCCGGCGACTGCGCGGCGATCGTACCGCGCGAAATGGAGATCGAGTTCATCGAATCGAAGAATGTCGGTCAGGGCGCCGATCTGTTCGAGAAGCGTGCGGACTGGCTCGATCGCCAGATCTCGAAGGCAGTGCTGGGGCAGACGGGCACGACCGACATGAAATCGGGCGGGCTCGGCGACGGCGGCAATCAGGTCCATGATCGCGTCGCCGGCGACATCGAGACCGCTGATTGCAAGGCGCTCTCCGCATGCCTCAACCGCGATCTGGTCCGACCGTGGTGCGATCTGGAGTTCGGACCTGGCGGACCCTATCCGCGCCTGGTCATCGCGCGACCGAAAAAGGAGGACCTGCAGCTTCTGACTACCGCGCTGCCGGTCCTGGTGAAGCTCGGCATGCGGATCCAGGCGAGCGAGATCCGCGACAAGTTCGGGCTTTCCGATCCGGATCCGAATGCGGAGCTGCTGATCACTCCCGATGCAGCTCGAGCAGGGCCGCCATCCCTCCCCTCGAGCGGCGTGCCGGCTGCGCCCGCGCTTCACGCGCAGCAGTCGCCGGCCCCGGTTCCGGTCTTCCCCGGCGATGCGATCGGCGACGCACTGACGACCGAGGCCGCCCCCGCCATGGCCGAGCTGCTCGCCCGGATCGAAGCAATGGTCGAAGCGGCGGGCGACCTGGACGAGCTGCGCGAGATGCTGATCTCGGCATATCCGCAGCTCGACACGCGCGCGCTCGCGAAAAAGATCGCGCTGGGCCTGACCGCGGCGCGCGCGGCCGGCATGTCCGACCTGGATGACGAAAGTGCCTGAGGGGCATCCGAGCGCCCTCTCAGGCACGCTTAGAAAGCCCTTCGCCGAGCAAGTCGCCTTTTTCCGCAACAAGCTCGGCCGACTGGTCCCGACGGCGCGCTGGGACGATCTGATCGGCGCCGAGCACGATCACGCATTCATGGTCGCGGGCGCGGCCAAGGCGGACCTGCTCGCCGATCTCGCCGCCGCGGTCGACCGCGCGATCGCGGAGGGCAAGAGCCTCGACTCGTTCCGCAAGGACTTCCGCGCGATCGTCGAGCGCAACGGCTGGCATGGCTGGACCGGCGAGGACAACGCCGCCGGCCGCGCCTGGCGCACGCGCACGATCTATCGGACGAATGCAGCGACCAGCTATGCTGCCGGCCGACACGCGCAGCTCGTCGCCGGCAACTTCCCTCTCTGGGTCTATCGGCACGGCGGATCGGAGAACCCGCGCATCGTTCACCTCGGCTGGAACGGGCTGGTGCTCGAGCCGGCGCATGCTTTCTGGCGCACGCACTATCCGCCATCGGCGTGGGGCTGCTCCTGCTATGTGGTGGGTGCGCGGAGCGAACGCGCGGCGCGCCGCCTCGGCGGCGATCCGGACAAGCGGCTGCAGGCCGGCTGGGACCGGATCGATCCGAAGACGGGCGCGCCGATCGGGATCGGCAAGAACTGGGGCTATGCGCCCGGTGCCACGGTGTCGCCGACCGTCCGCGCGATGGCCGAGAAGGTGCGCCAGTGGGACCACCGGATCGCAAAGGCGTTCATGGCGGAGGTTCCCGAGGCACAGCGCGACGCGGTCGCGCGCGCATATCGGGCGCTGCCCTCGGTGGCTGATGACGTGCGGCGCTATGCGCGCCGGGTACTCGGCCAATCTCCCGAGGCCGTGGTACAGCCGAGCTGGACGCTTGGCCTGCTCACGCGGGACCAGGCGAACGCGATCGCCGAAGCAAAGTCCGGCGCGGACGTAGCCCTGTACGACTGGTCGCTAGACCCTTCGGCCGTCCGGCATGTCGAGACACAGCATGGCAACCCCACGACCGAGGCTAGCCGTGGACAGCGCGCAGTGGCGGTAGCCGACTATGCCCGTCTGCCCGAGCTGCTCAACCTGCCGGGGCGGATCGAGGATGCCGGTGTTTCGAAGCTGAGTGGCCGTCCGCTGGTCCGGATCGAGCGCCGTATCGGTGGCGAGCGCTGGATCGCGGTATTCGAGCTGCGCGGCAGGCGCAGGACGCTGGCGCTCGAGACGCTGTATATCCGAAAGTGACTGGGGAGTTCCGGCCGTGCCCCGACCCCTACGTCCGCGACGCTTCAGGTTATGGGCCTGACGGTGTGTGGCACGACCGGCGAGGAGTAGAATAGCGATGATCCGGATCGTCTTCAACGGGGGCCCGATCCACCAGGCGCTGCGCGATGCGCGGGAGCGGCTCGCCGACATGACGCCGGTGCATCGCGATATCGGCGAGTATCTGATCGAATCGACGAGGAAACGGTTCCGGAGCGGCGTTACGCCGGACGGCACCGCCTGGGCGCCGAAGCGCCCCGCGACAATCGAACGCTATCGCCGCGCAGGCGACGGCACGCTGACCAAGCCGCTGATCGGTCCGTCGCGGCGCCTCTCGACCGAAATCGCGATGTTCGCCAACCAGGCCGAAGTCGAAGTCGGGTCGAACCTTGAGTATTCCGGCGTGATGCAGGGAGGCGCGGCCAAGGGCGCGTTCGGGAACGACAGCCGCGGCCGACCGATTCCCTGGGGCAACATCCCGGCGCGGGTGTGGCTGGGACTTTCCGACGAGGACGAGCGCAACATCCTCGACATCGTCGACGAGCATCTCGGCGACGCGACCGAATAGCTCCGCCCGTTTGATTTCCCCGGCGGCGAGTGGCAACGTCGGCGGCATCCCCTGACAGGTCGCGCCTCTTGCCCATGAGCATGGGCATGTTTCGGACTGGTCGCGAGGGGCATCACGGTCCCCATGACCGGCACTCGCTCCACCACCGCGCTCTGCTCCGCGCTCGCCATCGAACTCGATGGCGACGGAGTTCCCGAGTGGCTGCAGCTTCTGCCGGCACGAGAGGCGCGCGGCGCTGACGGACGCGGGCCCTATTTCATCCCCGACGCCACCGCACTGATGGCCGCGTCGCTCCCGCAGGGCGAGAAGCTGGTGCTCGACGAATGCCATGCAACGGATCTCGCGGCGCCGCAGGGGAAGTCGGCACCGGCCCGCGGTTGGATCGTCGAGCTGCAGGCGCGCGAAAGCGGCATCTGGGGCCGGGTCGAATGGACCGGCCAGGGCCGCCAGATCATCACCGACAAGCAATATCGGGGCGTCTCCCCTGTCATCGCGCACCGCAAGGACGGCACGGTGACCCGCATCCTGCGCGCCAGCCTCACCAACACGCCGAATTTCGCCGGGCTGGCCTCGCTTCACCAGGAGGAACACGGAATGGATTGGAAAGCGAAGCTGATCGAGCTGCTGAAGCTCGACAGCGGCGCCGACGACGATGCGATCGTCGCGGCGCTGACGAAGAAGATGGAGGCGGCGCCCGAGAATACGGAAACCGCGCTCCAGTCGGCGCTGGCGCCGATCGCGCAGGCCGCGGGCCTTGCCGCAGACGCCAAGCCGGAGGCAATCGTCGCCGGGGTGCAGAAGCTTGCCGGCGGCGAGAGTGCGACGATCACGTCGCTCCAGTCCGAAGTCGCAGGGCTCACGACGGCGCTGCAGTCGGTGAGCGACGCCGCCAAGCGGAAGGATGCCGAGGCGTTCGTCGACGGCGCGATCCGCGAGGGCCGTGTCGGCGTGAAGCCGGCCCGCGACGATTATGTCTCCATGCACATGGAGAACCCGTCGCGCGCCGAGAAGCTGATCGGCGCGATGCCGATCCTGAAGCCCGGCACCGCCCTGGATGACCGCGAGGTCGAGACCGACGAGATCGACGATCCCGTCCAGCTCGCGGCGCACGCCGCGTCCTACCAGAAGAAGCTCGCCGACGACGGTCAGACGATCGATTTCGCGACCGCCGTCCGCGCCGTGCAGGAGGGCAAGCACAAGTGATCCCGACGCTGATCCGCTCTTTCGAGCTTTCCGCCGCGGTTCTCGCCTACCGCATCGTAGCATTCTCGGATGCCGCCAATTCCGCCGTGGTCGCCACCGCCGACGCGGCGACCGATCCCTTGCTCGGCACCACCGGCAAGCTGGGTGGTGACACGGGCGATATGGGCGACGTCACGCTCTCCGGCCTCGGCGACGTCCAGCTGGGCGGCGCCGTCAGCGCGGGGGACCCGCTGACCAGCGATGCCGAGGGCAAGGCGATCGAAGCGACGGTCGCGGGGCAGCGCATCATCGGCTTCGCTGCCGCGCCCGGCGTCGAGGACGACATCATCCCCTACCTGTGCGCCCCCGGCGTGCTGGCTCTTCCGGAGGCCTGATCCATGAAGCGACCCTTTATCGTCGATGCCGCGCTGACCGCGATCGCCATCGGCTATCGCAACCCGGCCGGCAGCTACATCGCCGACCGTGTATCGCCGCGCCACGATGTCGCGAGCGAAACCTTCAAGTGGACTCGCTATCCGCTCGATGAAGCGTTCAACGTGCCCGACGCGCGCGTCGGCCGGCGCGGCCAGGTGCAGCAGCTCGAGTTCGGCGGCACCGAGGACGAAGCCACTGTCGAGGACTTCGGCTTCGACGTGCCGATCCCCAATTCGGACATCCGCGCGGCCGAGGCTGCCCGGAAGGCGAAACTCTCGAACTTCGACCCCGAGGCGCATGCGGTGATGCAGATCGCCGATACGCTGCTCAATGTCCGTGAAGTGCGCGTCGCGGGGCAGTTTCAGAACCCGAACAACTATTCGGCCGGCCGCAAGATCGCCCTCGCCGGGACGGACCAGTTCTCCGACTATGAGAACTCCGACCCGATCGGGGTGATCAAGGCGGGTATGGACAAGACGCTCGTCTTCCGCCCGACAGATATGTCGATGGGGCGCGACGTGTGGAGCAAGCTCTCGTCGCATCCCAAGATCGTCAATGCGGTGAAGGGCAACGTCACCAGCTCGGGCATGGTGACGATCGAGCAGTTCACCGAGCTGTTCGCAGGCGAAGGCATCAAGCGCGTCCATGTGGGCGACGCCTGGTACAACACCGCCAAGCCCGGCCAGGCGGTAAACCTGCAGCGCGCCTGGGGCCGGCACATCTCGCTGTTCCACCAGAACCCGATCGCATCGGTCCAGGGCGGCGGCATCACCTTCGCGCTGACCGCGCAGTTCGGCAACAAGGTGGCGGGCCGCATCGAAGACCCGGACATCGGCCTCGAGGGCGGCTTCCGCATCCGCAACGGCGAACGCGTGAAGGAGCTGATCCTGGCGAAGGACGTCGGCTATCTGATCCAGAATGCGGTGGCGGCGGCGTGAGCGGGCGCTCGAGCAATCGCGGCACCAA